TTTCCTCACATTAAAAAATTAAAAATTCTTATGTTGGTATGTATAAGGTGCAATCCATAAAAATATTAAATAGATTGATCTCATTGTCGTATCCATTATATAGCCACATTACATCAGCTTTAGAAATTTTGAAATTTGTGCCACTAGGGTTTCCAAAAGTTCCACTATAGCCATGTAACGCTTGCAAAATATCATTAGCAGTATTAAAACTATCTGCCATTGTGGTAGAGAAAACACTTATTTGAAAAATAGGTGTATCTATACCTTTAACACTTTGTGTTTGGCCTGTATAAACAGGTTGATGGACATTTCTTAATTGCCATGTAACAAAGTTATTCTGCGTTGCAAAATTTCTGTTGAAATTAGCATAAACAGGTATAGGTGCTATTATATCACCTAACTGCCATTGTATGGCTTTTGCATAATCATTTACATTCTGTTGAGTAGCCATTTTAAACCTTTGTTATTGGATCGGATCGGTAACACATCAAGGTTACGGACATTCTGTCATTAGATTCAATAGCATCAGTAATACGCCAATCTTTATTTCGCCAAGTAATCGAATATAAATTTTGATTATCGACAATATCTTTTAAATTAGGCGTGTAATTAAAAGTAAATTGAATTAAATCTTGATATACGCGATAACGCTCTGTAATAGCAAGAGAATTCTTTACATCGGATACTAAAGGTCGAGTTGTAAATTTAGGCGTGATTGTTGTTGTATATTCACCATATAGATCAGTTCCAAAGGTGAGATCATTAACAACCACATTTTCATAGCGCTTAATGGCCATTTATATTCTCACATTACAAGTGGTTTATATGGTCTTAATAAAGCATCCACTCCATAAGGAATGTTTTGTAATTTAGTTAAAGTTGTTTCAGCACGATTATTATATAAATGTGTTAGTAATAATAAGCCTGCCTGTTTAATTACAGGATATGCTTGTAAAAAGTTAGGGTTTTGCGTGTATTCAACAACAAGCGGACTTGTTCTATTCATGCTGATATTGCTAGGTGTGCCATTAGGCAAAATAACTTTATTGCCTGTCGTATCGTAATAATAATCGCTTGTTGAAAGCGTGGTTAAAACGCTTGGGCTATTTCCGTTATAGTAAGCAACTTTAGTAATTGCAATGCCACCTGAATTAAATTTATCTATATAAGATACTTCAGGCAAATCTAGACAAACAGGGCTTGCATAGATTGATTCGACATTATAATAAACGCGATATGAAGTAGGGAAGATTGCCATACCAAGATAATCCTCAATATGCATTCTTACCGCTACTTCTAAACCTTCTAAATAAGCATCTTGTGATTCATCGCCAAACAAGTTTAATTGATTGGTTATCTCATCAAGCGTTAGCCAATTAGTTGTTAAATCGCGTGCAATTTGCTCAACCTTTGTATAATTAAAAGGATTGCGAGTTGCCGCATAAGGAACTTGCCCTAGCGTATCAGCCATTTATTATGCCCCTACTAAAAAGACACCTGCAAAAGGATTGCGAACTGTAGATGCTAATCGTTTTTCAGCATATAGAGTTACAAAGCCGGGAGCAGTTTGATCAAAGCGCTTAATATTCATTTCCTCTGCATCAGCAATAGTTAGGAATTGATCCCAATTTGCTAATACGCCTGAAATCTTGCCTGCCGCAGGTGCGTCTAGGTAAGGATTAGGAATTACAGGGAAACCAAAAATAAAAGCTACTGCGCCACCATCTTCATCGCCAACTTCTGTGAACATTGGTGCGCCACCTGTTGATCCTTTTAATTTTCTTAATTGAGAAATTAAAGATGGATGTAAGTGCCATGCAGTTGTAGGCAAACTCCAATATTGACCGGGCAATAATGAAGCCGCATTTACAATGTCATCATAAGTAATAGCTGAAGCTGAAAACTCTTCTTTTAAAATTGTGTGAATACCATTAGTTATTGCAGTTCCGCTAGTGCCATAAGCCGCCGCTGAAGTGCTTGTATTATAAACAACTAAACCGCGCAAACCATCTTCTGCACCTGTTGAAGTTGTTGTTGATCCTGATTGATCGTTGTTTGTAGCCATAGATTGTGCTTCTAAAGCTGAAAATTCAAGCATCAAATCATTCACAATTGCACTTTCAAGGCCATTAATATCTGACATTGCCGCAGTTCTAATTGGTAATTGTGCAGTTATAACTCTTGTTGGAAGTTGCCAAAAAGAAGTAGCAATATTTGGGCTACCACTATCGGGAACAACCGCATAAGTCCAAGCATTAGTTGAGTTAGCCGCGTTACCTGTTTTAGCAACAAATTGAGCCGCTGAAGTATCTGTGGATTTGACTTGACGAGAACCTTGTCTGAAAGGATTAGCATAACGGAGTGCCGCGAATGCATCGTCAAAATAAACCTTACCACCAATATTTAAACCGCTACCTGTAAGCGCTGACGCTTCCTTAACATCTTGGGCTTTTTCCTCAAACAAATTAACTTTAGCTTCGCCTTCAGTTAATGCTTGTTTAATGCCTTCAAAAATTCTTTCAGATGTATTCATTTTTCTTTCCTAAATTAATTAAAGGATTGGGCGATATTGCTACCGCCCATTCCAAGATTACATTAACTACTATTTTGTAGCAGTTGCAGTTGATCTATAACGAACTAAAGCGAAAGGATCAACTACGCTTGTGCATAGACGCTTTTCACCATAGAAAGTAATAGAACCGGGCAATGTTTGATCGTAACGGCGTAATACCATGTTCAAACGATCAACGATTGCGTGGCAACGATTCCAATCACCAAAATACATTGGGAATAAATCGTCTGTGCCTGCTGAACCGCTAATAAATGGAACATCTAGGTATTTATTAACTACGACATCAAAGCCAAGTAATGAACCTACAATACCATCTTCGCGAGCTAAACCATCAACATAAATTGGTCGGCCTTGTTGATCTGTTAAACCACGAATACCTGCCAACATAAGTGGGCTGATAATGAATTTAGCAGTTGGTGTCCAATATTGTTGTGGTAATGCATAGATGAAATTAACAATGTCAGCATAAGTTACTTCATTAACACCTGCGTTGCCGTTAGTTGTTAATTGGTCGTAAGTTGCTACATTGTGCAAGCCACTTGATGAACCTGTGCCTGATGATCCGTATGATGAAACTGAAGTTGTTCCACCTGTGTAAGATGCATTAACACCCGGATATTGATTTAAACCGCGTAAGCCGTTTGAACCGCCGTATGGTAATGTTGTTAAACCTTGATCATCGTTTTGGATCATTGAAAGAGCTTCTTGTTGAGAGAACTCAAGCAACATATCTGAAACAACATTAGATTCTAGGCCATCAATGTCATCAAGAGCCGCAGTTCTAATTGGGAACTGTGTATTTAAGTCTTGAAGAGTTAATTGCCAAATTGTTGTCGCTTCAGTAGTTGGGTTAGCGCCTGATGAAGTGTTGTTATTGATTGGATAACCCCACATAGCACCTGCGTTACCTGTTTTAGCTCTGAATTGATAAGTTGCGCCGTCAGTAGCAACTGCGCGTGAAACACCACGCATTGGGTTTGCTAAACGGAGTGCAACGAATACAGGATCATAAGCAGTTCTACCGCCCACGCCTGCGCCTGAACCTGTTAATGCTGAAGCTTCTTTTAAGTAAGCATCATATTGGCCTGCATCTTCAAAAAGCTTAATTTCTTTTTCGCTACGGCCACCGGCTTTAACAAATTCAGCTAATTGACCTTTAACCATGCGATTAACTTCTTGGCTGATTGATTTGTAAGTTTTAATTGTTGAAGGAGCTTGAACTGATGCAACTTTAGCTTCGAGAGCCGCAACTTTTTCATCAAAAGATGCAACTGTTTCAGCTAATTTAGCTTCAACTTCAGTTTTAACTGCTTCAGATTTTTCTAAAGTAGCCGCTTCAATAGCGTCTAACTTCTCGATAATTTTATCTGACATGATTTTTCCTTTATAAACGATTGTTAAGTTTTTTGAGTAGATCGCGCTCTTCTAAAGCTTTGAGAATCGCTTCTTGCTCATTTACCACCGCATCAGCATCACTCTGATTAGGTGCTTTTTCAACATCAACTTTATTCTCATCACGAGTTGATAAAATTTGTTTGAAAATTGAAGATGCGGTGGTCGCATCTTTTCTTGAAAGTTTTGCATCACGCAATGCCTTCTCGATTAGTTTTAAATCTAGCGTTCCATCTTCGCGGAAGCATGATTCTAATTTCGAAATATTGCATTCAAGGTTATTTGGTTGCATAACAACAGAAACTTCTCTTAAACCGCCTTTAGTAATTTGGAAATAACCATCTTCATCAGCATCATCATCCATCATGTTGCCTTCAGCATCAACCATACAATATTCGTCAGCATAAGCACCTACAGAAACGCCACCAACCATGTTTGGTGATTCTTTCATAATTGTATAAAGATCGCGACCTGCGGTTGTATTAGTAAATAAACGGCCTTTTGCATTCATGCCTGTATCTGTAAATTCAAACTCTTGCCATTCGCCAACAGGCATTGACATATCATTATGTTGAAAATACATTGGAAGTGGTTTGCCTGATTTAGCAAACTCATCAGCCCATTGTGCAAAGCCTTCAGGTTTATAATTAAATTTACGGCCATCAGCGCCTTCTCTTGCGCCCCAAGTCGTTACAGTAGCTTCAATAACGCCACTATCTTCCATAGCTTCATCGGCTTTAACACCTAATGCAACTTTAGATTCGAAAAAGAACTTCTCGAAATTTGATTTGTTAATCATTGATTGGCACTCCCTTTTTTTTCATTCCGTTAGTTTCAACAGGTTGAGGTTTTCTCTTTTTAGCCTG